ATTTACCAGATGTTGTATCCCATATTCTAATAGTTTTGTCCCTTGAACCACTTGCTAAATCACCATTTGGAAGAACTACTAAACTATTAATCCAATAAGTATGTCCTTTTAATATTTTCTTAGATTTACCAGATGTTGTATCCCATATTCTAATAGTTTTGTCACCTGGACAACTTGCTAAATCACCATTTGGAAGAACTACTAAACTTATAAACCGACTAGTATGTCCTTTTAATTCTTTTTTACATTTACCAGATGTTGTATCCCATATTCTAATAGACAAATCTGAACCACTTACTAAATCACCATTTGGAAGAACTACTAAACTATTAATATCACTAGTATGTCCTTTTAATTCTTTTTTACATTTACCAGATGTTGTATCCCATATTCTAATAGTTTTGTCCCTTGAACCACTTGCTAAATCACCATTTGGAAGAACTACTAAACTAAAAATATTACTAGTATGTCCTTTTAATATTTTCTTATCATTAATATTATTAAACTTATCTATTTCTTTTTTTAATTTTAATAATTCTCCTTTTAATGGGTAATCCATAGATTTTTTTAATAAAAGCCTTAATGTTTTATAATTTTTATTATGAAATAAATCTTTTATTGATGAAAATCCTTTTAACATCTTATATGATAAATCTTCTATTGTGTGTTTTGTGGAAATACCACAATTTTTGTTACATTCTGGTTTTGTATAACATCTAACTCGTTTAATATTTAAACCTCTTTTTTTTAATATTTCTTGATATTTTTTATCATTTGTTGTATTATAAAATCCTGATTTACATTTTATATCTTCAATTTGTTCACAAGTTGGTCTTTTTTTAGAATCTATATTTAACCTACATATATATTTTTTTTTTTCTTTTTTTTGACAAGCCCCAGTAGTATTATTTATTTCACATAAATGTGGATTTATTGTTCCAGTAAAAGAACATTTGTTATTAGTAGTATTAATTTTACAAACTGCACCTGCTGCTTCTGATGTTGAATTGGCACGCATTTGCTTTATTTTTTCCTGCATCTCTGAATAATTGGCATAAGAATTGGCATAATGATTATAAAAGTCTCTACGGCAGGCCGGGTGGGCGTCGAAGAAATGTTGTAAATAATTAGACAAAATATTTTTACCTTGTTTAGAATAGATTGAATATTTTTTGTTTGTTTTTGGATTAATTATTAAATTCATTTTATATTATATTATAATAAAAAAATTAACAAAAAATTAACAAAAAATTAAAAAAATATTTAAGTATTTTTATATGTAACCATACCAGCCTTAATTTCTTTATTTAAAACTGATTCATTTATATATTTAATTAAATTATTTTTAACATCTAATTGTTTGCTTGCTGTTTTTATTTCTTTTTTATATTTTTTCTCAATATTATCCCACATTACATCTTTCGGATCAGTATCTACTTTTCTTTGTTCTTGTATTTCTTTTAATCTTTTCTTTGCTTCACAAGGATTAAACATACAAGCTAATGGTATATTTTTTGTAAGATATTTCTTATCTTTTTTATACCTTTTTTCTTTATTTTTTTCAAATTTTATATTTTCTGTGTTTTTATAGTCATCTATATTAACAACACCTTTCTTTATTAATTCATTTACTATAAATAATTTTACATTATCTTTTGGTTCCCATACACCTTCTTCATTATATGTTTTCGCAATTGTTCTTAATAACATTAAATTATGATTCTTTTTATTTTTAGAAAAATGTTTTAATTTTATTTGTTTTGCTACCATTTGTGCTAATGTTTTACTATCACTTATTAATTTACTCATATCAATATAACCTGTTTCTTCTTTCCCATAAGAATTTATTATAAAATAATTATTCATAGTCATATTTATTTTTATTGTTTCTTTTAAATTTTTAGATTCTTTTGCTAAAATTTTATTTGTTGTTATTAATTCTCTTATAGAATTTTTAGATTCTTCTCTTTCTTTTTCTAATTTATTTATTAATTGTTCATTATCTACTTTATATTTAATACTTTCTAATTTATATTTTTCCATTTCTAATTTAATTTTTCTCAATTCATCTTCATATTTTTTATTTGTATTTATAGTTTGATTTGTTATTGACTCAATATTATTAATCTTATTTTTAGTACAAGGTATTTTTTTATTAAGATGTTCAATATAACTACTTTTTCTATTTGTTTTATATCCACATTTTTTACATATATATAATACTTTATTTCTTCCCATTTATAATTTTTATTTTTATTATAATTTATAATTATTTTTAAATATAAAAATTAACATTTTTTTTATATATTTTTTTAACAAAATATCTGCAAATAAAATTAATATAAAATATAATATGTTAAATAATATTAATACGCGCTTACAAGAGAGTGGTCTTAATTACACACACAAACATATTTATAACATTGTTTTATTTGCAGAATTCTGTGAAATTTTTTTATTTACAGATATTTTGCAAATAATTTCTGTTTTAAAAATTGAATTGTCAAAGAATTTTTAAAAAAGAAATTCGATATTGAAAACTTTTTTATATTTTAAAAATTATTTACAGATATTTGCAAATAATTTATGTTAAAGAAATTGAATTGTCAAGAATTTTAAAAATTTAAACAAAAAATGGGAAGAAATAAAATATTAAGTATTTTTAAATTAAAATAAATTTAAAAATTAAAAAATTTGATTTAAAATTCTAATTCTAATTTTTAATAAAAACAAACAAAAAAAAATGGGAAGAAATAAAGTTATATATAAATGTGAAAAATGTGGATACACAACAAATAAAAAATGTAATTATTTTAATCATTTAAATAGGAAAAAATCTTGTTGTGAGAAAACTAAAATAAACCTAATAAAAAATATAACAAATAAAAATATTGAAGATGAATTAAAAAAAGTAAAATTAAAAAAAGTAAAATTAGAAATGGAAAAATATAAATTAGAAAATATTAAATTTAAAATAGAAAGAGAGTATTATTTTAAATATAAAATAGAAAAAGAAAAATTAGAGAGTAAATTAGAAGAAGAAAGAAATAGTAAAAAAGAATTAATTACAACAAATAAGGATTTTAACTAAAACAATAAAAACACTAATTAATAATAATTCACAAACAAATAAAACAATAAAATTACTAATTAGAGAAAATAAAAAATTAATAAAATCTGTTGAAAAACATAAAACAATGAATAAATGTTTTGGTTATTCAAAAGTTCAGTTAGAATGGTTAAAATTAAAAAGTATAGTAGATAATACATTTATAATTAGTAAAGCAAATTCAGAAAAAGAACATTCAATTGATTATTTAAAAGATAATAAGAATAAAAAAACAAGAGTAGATGGTTTTTCAAGAAAATTAAATAAAATATATTCATTTCATGGAGATTATTGGCACGGTAATCCAAAAATATTTAAACCAGAAAAGTATAATAAAAAATGTAAAAAAACTTTTGGAGAATTATATACTAATACTGTAAAGAGAACAAAATTATTAGAAAAAGATTATGTAGTAGAAGAAATGTGGGAAAATGATTGGACTTTACATAAAAAGTTATTAATAGAAATAAAAAAATTTAATAAAATTGTATTAATTAAACATAATATAACAAATAAAGAAGATACTGAAGAAGAAGATACTGAAGAAGATACTGATGAAGATACTGATGAAGAAGATACTGAAGAAGAAGATACTGAAGAAATAACAAATAAAAAACGTAGTATACTTTTTATATAAACAATTTCAAAAAAATTTAAAACACAAATAAAAACAAATGATGTTATTTTTTTTAAAACGTTTTTATATTTTTTCACATTCTTCATTTATATGTTTTCGCATAAAAAAGTAAATTAGTATATAAAAATTTATTAATTATAAATTTTTAATTGATATATTTAATGGAATATCTATATATTTTTCAAATTCATCATCATTTTTAAATAATAGAAATCTTAAAACTTTTTTATAATTATTATCTTTTAATTTTTTATTTACGATTTTACACCAACCAGCTCCTGTACATTTAAATCCATATTCTATTTCTGTTGTTGTTAAATTTTCAACTTTTATAATATTAGCTATTTCAGGCATTTCATTTTTACAATGTTCACATTTTTTTAATAATTCATTCATATTTTCTAAAACTAATTCAGCTTGATTAGAAAATGGAGCTTTTAAATTAAATACTTGTTTTTCATTTTTATCTAATTTAATTTTTATTGAATTGTTTAATTTATAATAATTTTGATTTATTTCAAATAAACAACATTTAAAACTAGTTTTTAACCAGTATGTATTTGTTTTTTTATTATATATTATAGACATTATATTATATAAAATATTATTAAAATCCATTTTATACTTAGCAAACAAAAAAAAAATGTTAAAATATAATAATAATTATTCTGAAGTAGTGGATGTTTGTTCAGAATCTTCTTTAGTTAAATCATCTGGATGAGATGTTGTTGGTGTTTCAGTTTTTTTTGGTTTTCCATAATCAGGAACATTTGTTTTTAAGAAGTTTTCTAATCTAGAAAATAATTTTCCAATAAGTTCCATTTCTTCAGCACGAAAAGCACCACGAGATTGTGATACTCTAATTACATTAGACATTAATATTAAATCTTGGACATTAATTCCATTATCATCTTGTTGTTTTGTTTCTATATTATCTGCCATTTTTTATTATCATATATTTTTAAAATATTTTTATTTTAAAATTTTAACTTATATATATTTAAAAATATAATAAATAAAAAAAATATATAATGAAAAAAATAATAATTAGTCTTGAAAGAACACCTGAAAGAAAAAATAAATTTATTAAGAATAATGACAAATATTTAGTAAATTATTCATTTATGAATGCGATTGATGGTAATAAATTAAATATTAATAATTTAACATCTGACATAATAAGACCTGGTTCTCAATTTTCTAGAGGTGCTATTGGGTGCGCATTAAGTCATTATAAAATATGGAATAAAATTGTTGAAATAAATAAACCAATTATTGCTGTAGAAGATGATGCTATATTTAATAAAGATTTTGAAAATAAATTGGTTAAAATCCTTAAAAATTTACCAACTGATTGGGATATTGTCTTGTTTTCTCATAATTATGATTCATGTATTGATTTTTATATTCAAGAAAATGAAAGAATTATTGGAAATCATATTAATAATAAACCTACAATTAAAACATTAAATAAATTTCAAAATAAAAAAATAAAAAATGTTGTAACATTTCCATTAGTAAATTGTTTTGGAACTTCCTGTTTAATGACAAGTCCTGTTGGTGCAAGAAAAATTTTAAAAAGTTGCTTTCCTATGGATAATAGAATTATTAAAGTACCTGCTTTACAAAGGAATATTAAATGTTTTAGTATAGATTGTTTATTAAACTCAATATATAAAAATATGAATGCTTTTATTGTACTTCCTGATATTGTTACAACACCAAATGATATTTTACAAAGTACTATTAAAAATGAATAAAAAAAAATCTTTATTTAATATATAATGATTTTTAATTTAATAAATCCATATATTTTTTTAATAAGTTTTTTCATTGGAATATTTATAGTTTATATTACAATGCCAAAGCCAGAAATTATATTACAATACCCACGCCCAGATAATGAGCATTTAGTATATCAAGATGATGCTGAAATGTGTTATAAGATGAAAGGACAAAAAATAGATTGTCCAAAAGATATTAAAAAAATTGAACCTTATATAATTCAAAATAGTCAAGGAGATATTTAATTTTTTTTTCTATTATAATAATAAAAATATGAATAAACTTTTGACTTTTTATAAAACATCAAATGGTAGAATTTTTTTATCAATTTTTTTTGGAATAGCCTTGTCTGCTATTTTTAGAAAAGTTTGCAAAAATCGTGATTGTATAATTTATAAATTACCCAAAAAATTTAAAAATGCTGTTTTTAAATTTGACGGAAAATGTTATAGATATGAACCTCAAGCAACAACATGTAAAAAAAATATTATTCAAGAAGAATCTTAAATATATTTTATTTTAAATACTTATTAAAAATATGATTATTAGTAATATTTGTATATTTATAATGATTTAGTTAATTTATTTTTATTAAACTAATCTTTTAACTATATCCAAATTTTGGATAAAAAATATAAAATACTTAAAGACAATTTAATATTTAATAATAATTAAAAATGGAAAGTTATAATTACTGCAATGGATGTAAAAAAAGTTTATTAATATCTAATTTTGATAAAAAAAATGATAATGAAAATTATTATTCAAGATGTAAATCTTGTAGAAAAATTCATAATAAAAATGAAAAAAAAAGATATATTAAAAAAATA